AGTGGCGGTGGACGATGTTCCGCACGCTGTCGGGCGTGTGGCCGGTGATGCCGGCAATGCCGAGCCCGTCCACGCCCGCGTCGTTCAGCCGCGTCACCGCCGTGTGGCGCAGCTCCATGAAGCGCAGCTCGGCGCAGGACGGCATGGCGGGTATGGCCGGGCGATCGCCCTGCGCCGGCAAGCCCGCGGCCGCGGCGGCGCGCACCTCGCTGAACACGTGGCGGAAGGTGTGCTCGTTCCACGGGCGGCCGTTCACGTCGTGCAGCAGCAGGTGCGTCGGGCTGGACACCTTGCGCGCCTCGGCCTCGGCCGTCAGGCGGGCGACCAGGTGCGGGATCAGATACACCGGCAGCGCCACGCGCCGCCCGGTCTTGCCCTGGCGGATGACCAGGCTCTCGGCATCCACGCGCCAGGGCGGCAGGCGCAGCACGTCGCCTTCCCGCTGGCCGATCCATTCGTTGAGCAGGATGGCGGTGCCGATGCTTCGCCAGCCCATCGCATCCGCGACGGCGGCCATGTGGCGCACCTCCTCCGGCGTCCAGATGCGCGGCTCGCGCGCCCGGGCGATGGTGATGTCGGGGCGGCTGGCCGGATTGTCGCGCAGATAGCCGAGGCGCTTGCCGACCTCCAGCAGCAGCCGCAGCACGCGGATCACGGCCGCGGCCTTGTGGGGCGTCTCGATGACGCGGCGGTTGCGGCCGCGGCCTTCCACGCGCCGCAGCAGGCTCTCGTAGAACGCCTGCACCGCCTTCGGGGTGATGGCGCGCGCAGGCTGGTCGCCGGCCCATTTCTCGATGAGATCCAGGCACCAGCCATACTCGCGCCGCGTGACCGCGGCGAGGCGGCGCCACGCCTCGGAGGCGCGGTAATCCTCGATCAGGGCGGACAGGCTGCCCGCCGCATGCCGCCGCGCGCGCGCCTTGGCCGCCGGCGGGGCGTGCGCGGCGCACGTGCCGTCACGCCAGGCGTCCACCTGGGCGTTCATCTCCTCGGCCTTGCGGATGGCCTCGCCCACGTCGTCGGGCAGGCGCATGGAGCGCCAGCCCGCGGCGCGAAGCTCGCTGCTCGGCTGCCAGTAATAGCGGGCGGTGCCGTCGCTGCGGCGTTGCGTGATGAGGTGGCGGATTTTCATCGCCTGCTAGCCTCCTCGTCCCGCCGCAGCGTGCATCGCGCGCGCCCGGCTGATCAACACCGCCTCGGCCTCCGCCGCCGGGTCAGGGCCCGGCGGGCTGGCGCGGCGCTGGGACGCGAGCCAACCCTCGATCGCCAGCGGGTCCCACCTGTCGGGCAGGCCGGCGACCGCGGCCGGGAAGTCGTGCTCCGCCTCCAGGCGCCGCCGGCGCGCCAGGAACTGCAGCCGGGTGATGCCGAGCAGCTCGGCCACCTCCGTCGCGGTGATCAGGCGGGGCATGCGTGCGCCTCGACACGCGGCATCGGCTGATCAGCCATGCCCCGCCTCCTTCTCCGCCAGCGCCTGGATCTCTGCGGCGGCGCGCTTGTGAGCCTCGGCGAACAGCGTCAGCAGCACCCAGCGCTTGCGCGGCTCGAGTTTTTCGGCGGCAGCCCTGGCCGTCGCAATGAAACCAGCGACCGCCAAATCCAGGCCGGTCCGGTAGCCAGCCCGCTCCTCGCGCTCCGTGCCGCCAATCCCTGCAGAACGACGTGGGTCACTCATCCCCGTCGCCCTCCAAGCCGAAGTGATCCTTCTCTTGCAGCGGGGCGTTCGCCAATTGCAACAGCACATCAGCGTGGCAAGGCTGATCGAGGCGGCACCAGCACGCCAAATTGCGGCCACGCAGCGACGCGATGGCGCCTGTCCGCGTCCACTCCGGGACGCAAAGCTCGCTGAATAAAGCCACGACGACGTCTTCGGACCACTCCGGCTTCGCCACGCGAAACGGGTTGGCCCATCGGCTTGGCCGCCCGACGAAAACCGTGTTCGGCGGCATCCGCCAGCCCTTCACGTGCTGGCGCTGGATGCGGCGGGGCGCGTCACTCATCCCCGTCGCCCTCCAAGCCGAAGTGATCCTTCTCCGCCTGCCGCGCCTTCTCGCGCTCGTCCGCCGTCGGCGGGGTCTGCGGATAGGCCACGCGCCGCTCGGGGCAGCCAATCAGCTCCTCGATCTCGCAGCGGTAGTCGTCGTAGAGCGGGAACAGCGCCTGCCAGCGGCAGGTCTCGTCGTCGTCCTCGTCCACCAGGTCCCAATCCTCGCGCTCGGTCGGCACCGCCAGGTGCCAGCGCGGGCCGTGGCCGTTCAGGTCGATCCACACCCAGGCGGCGTCGCCAAGCCTTAGGCTTTCGCTCATTGGTCATTCTCCGTCGTGATGGGTTGGTGATCGCCGCACCAGTAGTGGAACGGCGTGTGGGCCGTGGCGTAGCCGATGCCCTGGCCGTGCGCGGGATAGGGAGCGTGCCGGCGGCAGGGGAACGGGCGGCCGCGCTTGTGGCCGATGCCGTCGGGGCGGCCGCCCCAGAAGCGGCAGGTGGCGCAGGTGGCGCCGTCGGGTCCGGGGCTCGCCATCACGGCATGAGCCCCCGCATGACCAGCACCAGCGCGCCGCCGGTGATGCCGGCGATCACGCCAACCGCCACCAGGATCAGCACCCCGGCGATGGCGTCGAGAATGCGGGCGGCGCGCTGGCGCGGCGTCTCGCGCATCGGGCTGATGTGCATCATGCGGCATGCTCCCTGTCGGCCAGGCGCTCGCGGCCCTCGGATGAGGTGGTCATCTCGTCCATGTCCCAGGGAATGCGGACCAGCAGCGCATCGCCCTGGATGCGGTGCTCGCAGGCCGTCGCGGGCGCGACGAGCCCGCGCCACGCGACGGGCGGCACGAGATAGGCCACGATCGTCCGGCCGCCCGCGCTGCCGCGCAGCGGGCCGGCAGCCCGTGCGGGGCGGCCGGTGGCATCGCGCGCCAGCCGCACCCAGCCCGCCGTGCGGCCCTGGCCCAGCGCCAGGCCCAGGCGCACGCCCTGCTCCCAGCCCAGCGCGGCGTGAAGCTCCGGCGGGATGCTGACAGTCAGCATCGTCACCGCATCGTTGCGGCCCGTGATGCACAGGGCCATGCGGACGCGCTTCGGAGCGCGCTGACTGACCGGGCGCGCCGGCCTCGCTTGCGGGACGTCAATCCACTCACGCATCGCGCTGCGCTCCTGAGCTTGTCATGGTCGCAACCGCCGCGTCGCCGGCGGCGGTGCGGCGGTAGAGCCCGCTGCCCGCGGCATCGCGCTCGATCAGGCCGGCCGCGAGCAGGGTGGCGATGGTTGTCCCATGCGTGCCGCGCGGCCGCGGCGCGAAGGCGCCGGCGCTTGCCGGCAGGCGGTAGAGCACCGCCCATTGCGGGCCGGTCACGCGGGGCTTGGTGCAAGTGCGGCCGGTCATGCGCAGGGGCCCTCCTCCATCCGCAGCCCGCGCGCGGCGGGGCTGTCGCAGGTCCAGGTTTCCGGCTGCTGGTCGCGCATCCGGGTCAGGTGCAGGTGCGGCCTGTCGCCGGCGTGGTCGGTGACCGCGGTGATGCGCCACCGCTCGCCCTCGCTGTCGGTGGCCGTGCACCCGATGCGCGCGCGCCACCAATCGGGCGAGAACGCCCCGGGCTGCGGCTCTTCCGCCGAAGCGCGCCCGCGCCAGTGGCGGCAGCGCTCATCCGCCAGCACCATCGGGCGGACGGTCAGCGCGCGCAGCTCGCCCGGCCGGTTCCGGTCCGGCACCAATTCCACGCGCGGCGCGGGATACAGGCAAGGCGCGCGCAGCCCGTCGCGCAGCTCGCGCTGGGTGCCGCCCCACCAGCTGCAGTTGCGGCAGGAAATGTCGCTCATCGCCGCCTCACCACGCTGATGGTGACGGCGATCTGCCCTGCATCGCCCTCGATCGTCGCCTCGCCGCAGGCGGCGGCTTCGGCGACGTTGGTGGTGTAGAGGTGGCGGGCCGCGTGGCGGGATAACTCCAGCGCCATGGTCTTGATGGTCTGCCGCAGCGCGGTCGCGACCGAGCCGTGAGGGCCGAGCTGCAGCCGGTGCTCGATGCGCACCGGTTCCGTGGGCAAGCGCCGCAGCTTGAGGGTCATGCCGCGCGCCCCGGGAAGCGCACCACGCCGGGCGGCAGGGCGCCGCCGGCCAGATGCGGCGGCACCGGCCGGTGCTCGAGGGCGCGGGCGCGCTCGGCCAGGTCGCGCAGCGTGCCCACGATCAGGGCCACGGCGACAGGGTGCATGTCGCACCCGCTGGCCTGGTAGGGCGCGAGCCGGTCGGCCAGCGCCAAAAGGTCGGTGGAGATCATGCCTTACCGCCCCTCCTTCGGGCGGTAAGGGATCATACTACAGACCGACTGTAGCCATGCAAGCGAAAAACTACAGAGCGCCTGAATACCCCACCTCGTGCACGGCACGAGGGTAGGGATACGCGCAACGCCTAAGGCACCTCAGGCGGCCGGTCTCTTAGCTGCCAATGTGTCCCAGTCATCTGAGGGCTTAGCGTCCGGATCGGCCCCGAGAACCAAGTCGGGACGCCGCCGGCGGAGCTCGGACACAAGAGGCCATGGCATGCCGGCCAGGTCACCACGGTAAATCCAGTCGAGGGAGATCCCGAACAGGCTGGCCATTTGCGACATGGCCAGAATATCGGGCAGGTGGTCAGCCCGTTCCCAGTTGGACCAGCGGGCCTCGGACACACCGCACATCTCGGCGATGGCCCGCTGGGTTAGGCCAAGAACGCATCGCGTCACGCGCAGGCGCGCGGCGGTGCGCTCGACGAAAAGGCTAGGTCGTTCGGCACTTGCCATGAACCACCTTTGCGGCCCGCGCACCACTGCTGTCATGCCAGAACTCCTCGGTTGACAGGCTACAGACCGACTGTAGTAAGATGCCCGCCCATGTCCACCCTGTCACTCGCCGATTGCATCGAGGGCCTGGGCGGCACGGCCGCGGTTGCGCGGGCGTGCGGCGTCTCCGTCCAGGCGGTCAGCAACTGGAAGGCCGCCGGCGCCGTGCCGCCGCGCCATGCCATGCGCCTCTGGGCCATGGCCCGCCGCGCCGGCCTGCCGTGGTGGCCCGAGGGCATGGAAGGTTTCGACCTGGTGCTGCCGGAGGAAGACGGCCCCGAGCCGCCCGCCGCCGGCAGCGTGGAGCCACGGAGGGGCGAGGCCCCGGCCCCGGCCGGGGTGGGAGAGGCGGCATGAGCAAAAATTCGAGCGACGGCTGGGCCGCGATCGCCGCCGCCATGCAGGCCCGGGCGGATGCCGCGGCCGATGAGGCCGCGCTGGCGGCGGCGCGCGCCAAGGTGTGGCGTCGGGCCGCCGAGCTGGCGCGAGAGGGCGGCGTCGTCGGAGCGAAGATCGCGCGCGTGGCGGCCTCGGGCGCGATCGGCGCCATCGAGGATCCGGTGTGGCTGGCGCTTGCGCTCAGGCTTTGCGCCACGCGAGAGGAGGCGGAGGCGTGGCTTGGGCCGCTGCCGTCCACCCGTGCGGACGACGCGGCGGCGCTCCTGCGCTCGGTGGCGGCAGACCGCGATCGGAATATGGCCCTGCCGCCGCCCGATCAGCGGCGCAGGGCGATCCTGACCTTCGACCCGGCCGGGGTGGAGGAGGCGGCGTGAGCGACGATCTGACCGGCCTGCGCGCGGCGCTACGCGAGTGCCTGGCCCGGCAGGTGGAGGATATGCGGTGCCAGGCCGATGAGGCCGCCGCGCGCCATCTGGTGCTGGCGGAGGCGCTGGCGCGGCTGGATGCCGGGTCGGATATCGTGCTGCGTGCGCTGGCCTTGGAGTGGCGGCGGCCGCTGGCCCCGATGTGGGACGCCGAGCGCAGCACCGCCATGGCGGTGCGCTACGGCATCACGGCGACGGAGGACGAAGCTTCCACTTGGGTGGCTGAACGTTTTCGGAGCAGCCGAAGGTGAGGTCGATCTGCTCCAGCCTGTCCTCGGCCGCAACATCATGCTCGGCTTTGCCGTCGGCAATGTCGCCGAGGCTTTCGCGGGCGATCTCCCACGCCTTGCGGACGGCGCGGCGGCCATCCGGTGTCTTGTGCAGCTCGGCGATCAGCGTGGTCAGCGCGGCGTGGGTCGCCACGAGCTTCGCGCGGTCTTTCCTGGTCATGCGGGGCTCCTTCGGGTGTCGGCGCGCCACGCTGCCGGCCGGGGTGGATTCGGGGCAAGCGTCACGCCGCCGCCCGCGCCGGCCGCGCCGCGGCCAGGTCGTGCGCGACCTGCAGGGTCGTCCACATCTCGGCCGCGCAGCATGACCACCCGCCGCCACATCGCCACCATCCGCGACGGGGCCGAGCGCCGCACGGTGGTGCTGACGTTCGACGCCTCGGGCGCGGTCATTGACGTGGCGGCGCCGGCGACGAACTGGCACGCCTGGTCGCTGGCCGAGCGGGCCTTCGTGGCGCGGCTTTCGGCGGTGCGGGCTGCCTTGCGGCAGGGCCGCGGCCTTGTCGCGCAACGCTGCCAGGCCGAAGCGATGCTGGCGCTGCTCGAGCAGCTCGAGGACGCGGAGGGCCTGGCGGGCCTGCCCGAGCGGGGGCGCGCATGATGCCGCTGCCTGCCATCCCCTGCCCCGAGGAACGCCCGGTTCTCGCCGCGGCCATCCTTCGCCCCTGCCCCGAGGGGGGGAGAACAGCAGACCGCACAGCCGCGGCTCCGGTGCCTGCCCTGCGGGGGGAGGGTGAGGGAAAAGCGTGGAAAAACAACGCTGTCACGCCTGTCATGGTCCGTCACGGCGCTTGTGACGGCCAAGACCGGCCTTTCTCTAGGGCTTGCTTGAAAACGTCACGCTGTCATGCCTCGCGCGCGCATACGCGCGCGCGCGCGCGCATGTCTCCTCCTCTCCATGACTGTGACGACAGAGGGATAAATCCAGATAGGGCTAGGGGTTGGACCCGTCATGCCGCTGTTACGTGCGTGACAGCAACGAGCGGCCCTGCGGGCTCCGAAACCGCGTTGCGGCGGGAGTTGCGGCGGTGGCGCTGAGCGCGGCCGAGCGGATGCGGCGCACGCGGGCGCGGCGGCGGGCGATGCGCGAGGCCGGGCAGGCGATCCAGCAGGCCCAGCAGCTCTCGATGGCCGAGCTGGTCGAGCTGCATCCGGCGGCGCCCTCCGCTGCCGCGCGGGGCCGGCGCGCGGACTACCTGGCGGTGTTGGAGCGGCGGTTCCCGGCGCCGCTCGGCATCCTGGCGGCGATCTACACCACGCCGGTGGAGGAGCTGGTGCGGGAGCTCGGCTGCACCAGGCTCGAGGCGCTGCGGGAGAAGCGCGCCGCGGCCGAGGCCAGCCTGCCCTACTGGCACCAGAAGCAGGCGACCGCGATCGACCTCAGCGGCACGCCTCTCGTGCCGATGCAGGTGGTCCTCTCGGAGACCTCGGCGCGGGCGGCCGGGCTGCTTGACGATCACGAGCCAGATCAACGGGTTATCGAGGGGAAGGCCGAATGACTTTGAGGGCTGCCTCTCTGAGGGCGTGGCGAAAGGCGCGGTCGCTCAAGGCCTCGGCGCGTCTGCGGCAGCTGATTGCGGATCAGTCGGGAGCGCCGGGCGGCGAGGCGGAGCAGCTCGGGTACGGCGCGGGGCGCCTGGCCGGGCTCGACCAGCTCGGCGCCGGCTCGGCCGGTTCGGTCGGCCAGGCGGTGGCGGCGCCGGGCGCTCGCGGCGGCGCGACCCCCCCGGGGGGGCGCCCGGGCACCCCCCCGGACGCGCGCCGCCCCGTTGCCGCCGCCTCCGCGCACGGGACCGTTCAACATTGGCAGGGTCGGCGCGAGGCGGGCACCCAGGCCGCGCGGCCCCGGGGGCGGGGGTGATGGCGCGGGCGCTGCACTCGATCGCGGAGATCGCTGCCATGCTGGCCGCGCGGGTCGAGGCCCTGGTGCGCGAGCTGCTGCCCGGCGGCCGGCGGGAAGGGCGCGAGTGGGTGTGCGGCGACCTCTCGGGGCGGCCGGGGCGGGGCGTGTCGGTGTGCCTCACCGGGCCCAAGGCGGGGGTGTGGGCGGACTTCCAGTCCGGCGTCTCCGGCGACCTGGTCGAGCTGATCTCCCACGCCCGGTTCCGGGGCGACCGCGTCGCGGCGCTCCGCTTCGCCCGCGCCTGGCTCGGCATCGGCCACGCGCCGCCTGCCGGGGTGGCGCCGCCGCCGCGCGACATGGCCGCCGAGGCCGCGCGCCAGGCCGAGCGGGCCGAGCGCCGCCGCGGCAAGGGCCTCGCGCTGTGGCTGGCCGGCCAGCCGATCCCGGGCACGCCGGCCGACGCCTACCTGGCTGGCCGGGGCATCCGGCTGGCCGATCTCGGCCGCGCGCCGGGGGCGCTGCGCTTCCACCCGGCCGTATGGTGCGCCGAGCGCGCCGGCGAACACCCGGCCATGCTGGCGGCCATCCAGCAGGGCGGCGAGTTCATCGGGGTGCACCGCACCTACCTCGCGCCGCGGCCGGGCGGCGGCTGGGGCAAGGCGCCCATCCGCGCGCCGAAGAAGGTGCTCGGCCAGCACGCGGGGGGCTGCATCCCGCTGTGGCGCGGGGCCTCGGGCCGGCCGCTCCGCGAGGCGCCGGAAGGCGACACCGTGGCGATCGCCGAGGGCATCGAGGACGCGCTGACCATCGCGCTCCATTGCCCGGACTGGCGCGTCATCGCCTGCATCTCGGCCGGCAACCTCGGCGGCGTCGCGCTGCCGCCGGCGATCGGCACCGTGGTGCTGTGCTGCGACCGCGACGGCGAGAACCCGGGCGTGCTGGCGGCGCGCGGCAAGGCCATCGCCCGCTACCGCGCCGAGGGGCGGAGCGTGCGCGAGGCGCTGCCGCCCGAGGGCTTCAAGGACTTCAACGACTGGCACATCCGGGAGGGACAGGCGGCATGACAGTGCTGAGCGGGGTCGCGGCTGGCGACCTGACGGCGCGCGATGTGGAGCGGCTGCGCGGCGTGCATCCGGACCTCGTGCTGGTGGTCGCGCGGGCGAAGCGGAACGGCCTCGGCCGCCCGGGGCTGCGGCTGTTCGTCATCGAAGGGCTGCGGACACCGGAGCGCCAGGCGGCGCTGAAGGCGGCCGGGGCGTCGCGGACGCTGAACTCCCGCCATCTGACCGGGCACGCGGTGGACCTCGGGCTGACGCTCGACGGGCGGGTGCGCTGGGACTGGCCGCTGTTCCACATCCTCGGCGACGCGATGAAGGCGGCCGCCAAGGAGCTCGGCGTGCCGCTGATCTGGGGCGGCGACTGGCCCTCCTTCCCGGACGGGCCGCATTTCGAACTGCCACGCAGGACATACCCGGCATGAGCAACGCGGAAAAACCGGACCGGGTCACCAAGGTGACGCCGATCCGCAGCGGCATCATCGCCAGCCACCTGCGCGAGGCCGGCGAGGCGTGGAGGCCGCCGGGCGGCGGCCATCTGCCGGACGACTGCCCGGTCGTCGCGCTTGGCGTGCAGGGCGACCTCTGCTGGTATCTGGACGCCGTCAGGCAGTTGCGGTCGGTCCCGCAGAAATCGCACAACAAGAACACGATCATGGGGCTGTTCGCCCCTTATTCCGAATACTGCCAGAACGCGAAGAAAGCCTGGGCCAAGACGGTGCGGCTCAAGTCCGAGGACGGCGAGCCAGACCGGCTTGTGGTGACGGATTTCCGCCCCGACGCGGTGGCGCGGGACCTGATGGCGGCCTGTGCCGCGGAGGGGCCGTTCGACCCGCATGGCCGGGTGCGCGGGCGCGGCGTGTGGCGCGGCCAGGATGACGACCTGGTGCTGCACCATGGCGACGCGCTGGAGGTGCGCGGTCAGGAACTGCCCGTCGGCAAGCGCGGGCGCTGGGTGTATCCGCGCGGCCCGGACCGCGTGCGCCCGGCCAGCGAGCCGCAGCCGGGCGGCGCTGGCGGGCCGGCGGCGGCGGTGTTGGCCGACCTCGGCCGGTGGGCCTGGGGGCGGCCGGAGATCGACCCGCGGCTGCTGCTCGGCTGGGTGTGCGCGTCCTTCCTGGCCGGGGCGCTGGAACACCGGCCGCATGCCTGGGTGACCGGGCCGCGCGCGGCCGGCAAATCCACCCTGACGCGCTACATCGCGCGGCTGCTGCACGAGCCCTCGGGCTGCATCCTGACCGGCGACACCACGGCGGCCGGCGTGCGCTCGACACTGCGCGACGACAGCCTGGCGGTGCTGTTCGACGACGCCGAGGCGGGCGAGACGCCGGAACGGGTGCGCTCGCTGGTCGAGTTGATGCGCGCCGCCGCGACCGGCACCAGGGCGCTGCGCGGCACGAGCGAGCACGGCACCGCGTCCTTCACCGTGCGGTTCATGGGCTTCGTCAACTCCATCCTGCGCCCTGCCATGACGGCGCAGGACCTGTCGCGCATGCTGCTGCTGCAGATGCGGCCGCTGCCGGTCGACGCGGCGCCCCCGGCCATGGGCGAGACGCGGCTTGGCCTGCTCGGGCGGCAGTTGTTCCGCCGCATGGTGGACCAGTGGCCGCGCTTCCTGGCCGAGCTGCCGCGCTGGCAGGCGGCGCTGAAGCGGGCCGGCATGCCGGGGCGCGCGCCGGAGCAGTTCGGCATCCTGCTCTGCGCGCAGGATGTGGCGCTGCACGACGTCTCGCCGGACAGCGACACCATGGCGGAGCTGGCCGAGCAGGTGGCCGAGGCCACGCTGTCCGACCGGGCCGAGGAGCTGCCGGAGTGGCAGCGCTGCCTCGAGCTCATCACCTCCACCATCGTGCCGTCCTATCGCGGCGGGCAGCAGCGCACGCTCGGCCACCTGATCGCGGTGGCGGCGATGGAGCGGGTGTGGCGCGACCCGGATGGCGGGGAGGACCAGGTGGCGCCGGCGCCGGACCGGGACGACGCGGCGCGCGTGCTCGCCGGCTATGGCCTGCGCGTGGTGCCGATGCTGGACGAGCGCAAGCGCGTGCTGCGCCATTGGCGGAGTGACCCGCGCCTCGACCCGGCGCCGGACGGCGACGGGCGGGTGGCGGGGTGGCTGGCGGTCGCCAACTCCCACGCCGCGCTGAATGACGCGGTGTTCCGCCGCAGCCACTATGCCAAGGCCTCGGGCACCTCGGGCGGCTGGAAGGCGGCGCTGGAAACGGCCGAGGGGGCGATCAAGGGGCGCGAGATGCGCTTCGGCGGCCCGGCCAGCCGCTGCGTGCTGGTGCCGCTGGCCCTGGTGCTGGATGGCGGCGACCGGATCGGCGGGAGCGCCATCGAATGACGGTGCCGAAGCTGACGGCGCCGGGGCCGGTGGCGGAGGCGTTCATCGCGTCCGACGCGCCGATCGCCGTGCTGATGGGGCCGGAGGGCTCGGGCAAGACCACCTCCGGCATCCTGCGCGGCGTGGTGCAGGCCTATGCCTGGCCGCGCACCGCGCCGGGTGTCACGCGGGTGAAGTTCGCGCTGATCCGGCGGCTGCTGAAGGACCTCGAGAAGACCACCATGGAAAGCTGGCAGCGCTGGTTTCCGCGCGCCGCCGGCACCTGGCGCGGCGGCAAGGGCGAGCCGGCGACGCATGAGATCGTGCTGCCGCACCCGAAGGGCGGCATCGTCGAGATGCGCACCGAGTTCATCGCGCTCGGCGACCTGCGCGTGGAGGAGGCGATGCGCGGGTGGGAGGGCAGCTTCGCCTATGTGGACGAGGTGGATCTGGCGCCGCCCGACATTCTGCGCTGGGTGCGCGGGCGCTGCGGGCGCTACCCGCCCGAGACGCTGGAGCGCAACCCGAAGCGCGTCTGGGGCACCTGCAACGCGCCCGAGGCGGGAAACTGGATCATCGAGGACTTCATCGACGATCCGAAGCCCGGCCATGTGCTGTTCCGCCAGCCCTCGGGCCTGTCGGACGCCGCCGAGAACATCGCGGTCCTGGGGCGCGACTGGTACGCGGCGCAGGCGCTGACGATGAGCGCCTTCGAGCGGCGGCGGCGCATCGAGAACATCCCCGGCCTGGCCAAAGGCGCCGAGGCCGTATGGCCGGAGTTCAACCCGGATTTGCACGTGGCGCCCGCGCCGCTCACGCCGCATCCGGGGCGGCCGGTGGTGGTCGGCGCGGATGCCGGCGGCTCGCCGGCCGCCGGGTTCTGGCAGCAGATGCCGGATGGGCAGTGGCGCAAGCTCGCCGAGCTGACGACGCATGCGCGCGAGCACAACAGCGTGACCGGCCCGACCCGCTTCGGGGAGGCGGTGGCACGCATCCTGGCCGAGAAGTTCCGCGGCCTGCCGGTGCATGGCCTGGCCGACCCGTCGGCCGCCTACGGCGCCGACCGCGCCAATGGCGAGGAGGACTGGATCGCCATCGTCTCCCGCGTGTCGGGCGTGCGGTTCCGCCCGGCGCCGACCAACAGCCTGTCGGTGCGGCTGGAGGCGGTGCGGCTGCCGATGACGCGGATGATCGACGGGCGCACGCCGGGGCTGCTGATCTGTCCCAGCTGCCGCTACACGCTGCAGGCCTACAGCCGCGACTACCAGTGGCAGGTGACGGCGGGACGTCGCGGCGAGCGGCCGCTGAAGAACTGGGCGAGCCACCTGGCGGACGCGGACCAGTACGCGCTGCTGGATGGCGGGGCGTTCCACGAGGTGATGGGCCGCACCCGTGCGGACATGCAACGGCTGGCGCCGATGCGGATCGAGACCGGCTTCAACCCGTTTTTGTGAGGAGAACATGATGGAGGACGACACCGTGGCCGATCCGCCTGCCAAGGGCCCCGCCCGCCGCGCCGCGCCGGCGCCGCTCGACGACCACCAGGCGGGCATGATGCCCAGCCTTGCCGCAGCCACACCGGCGCCCGCGCCGCGGGAGCCCGCCCCCGTGCAGCCGCCGCCGGACCTGACCCCGGTGACGGTGCTGCTGGACGCGCATTTCGCGGCCTGGCTCTGCGCCCGCGCCGAGGCGCATGGCCAGACCCCGGCCGAGCATGCGGGGACCGTGCTGCGCCAGTTCTGGGCGGCCCACGACCAGTGGCGCCACACCCAGAGCGGCGCCCCGACGCGGCCGGCGGGGACGCGGTGAGCGGGGCATGAGCGAGACCGCGGCCGAGGTGTTCGTCGTGTTCGTGCCGCGCGCCGCCGCGGCTCGGCCGCGCTGGTGGCACCGGCTGCTGGACGCGGCGCGCGTGCATGTCATCGCGCTGTGGCAGGCGGGGCCCGTCGCGCTGTCGCTCGACCACCAGGGGCGGCACCTCGCCATCGAGCCTGTCGGCCATGGGCTGACGGCCGAGGACGCCGCGCGCGGGCTGATGTGGGCGTGGGAGGCCGAGGCGCTGCGCGTCGTGCCGCCCGCTTACCCGAGGGGCGCCGCGTGGCGCGGCCCCTTGACCTGCGTCGAGGCGGTGAAAGCCCGCCTCGGCCTGCTCGACTGGCGCGTGGTGACGCCGCGCCAGTTGCGCCGCGCGCTGATCCGGATCGGCGCGCGGCCGCTTTCCCCCTATCCGGAGTGGAGGATCGCGTGATGGGCGGCCTGTTCCGAACCCCGAAGATCGACACCAGCGCCCAGCAGGCGTCGCTGCGCCGGCAGGAGGAGTTGCTGCGCCAGCAGGAGGAGTTGCTGCGCCAGCAGCAGGACCGGCTGGCCGCGCAGGACGCGGCGCGGAAGCTGCGCGAGCAGAGCGCCGCCGCCGCCCGCGCCGCGCGGCTGCGCGGGCGGGCGCTGCTGCTGGCCGGGGCGGAGACGGGCACGGCCGACCAGCCGCTGCAGGCCCGGCTTGGCGGCTGATGGCCGAGCTCGATTCCGCGCTGAAGAAGCGCGCCGAGGCGGCGGAGCAGAAGCGCCAGGCCTTCGCCGCCCTGATGCGCGACATCTACGCCTTCGCCATGCCGGAGCGCGACGCCTGGCGCGCCTACGGCCTCGGCCAGGACCGCCAGGCGCCGCGGGTGTATGACAGCACCGCCGTCATCGCCGCCGGGCGGTTCGCCAACCGCCTGCAGCAGGCGCTGTTCCCGCCGCAGCAGCGCTGGGCGATGCTGGCGCTGCCGCCCGAGATGGCGCGGCGCGATGCCGGCGACGTGGCGCGCGACCTGGAAGCCGCGACCGATCTGATGTTCGCGCAGATCCACGCGAGCAACTTCGACCAGGTGATCAACGAATGGGCGCTCGATCTCGCGGCGGGCGTCGGCACCCTGCTCGTCGAAAACGGCCGCCAGGCGACGCGCCGCCCGGGCGCGCCGCTGCTGCGCTTCCAGGCGGTGCCGTCGGGGCTGGTCGCGTTCGACGAAGGCCCGCTCGGCACCGTCGAGGGGGTGTTCGTGCGGCAGTCCATCCCGGCGCGGCTGGTTGGCCGCACCTATCCGGACGGGGTGCTGCCGCGGCGGATCGCCGAGCTGGCGCGCGAGGATCCGGAGCGGCCGGTCGAGCTGCTTCAGGCGACCGTCTACGACCCTGAGGAAGACCGCTGGCGCATGACCATCGCCGAGCGCGGCGAGTGGGAGGTGATCGCCGAGCGGCGCTACCGCACCAGCCCCTGGATCGTCACGCGCTGGAGCAAATCGCCGGGCGAGGCGCATGGGCGGGGCCCGCTGGCGGCCGCCCTGCCGGACATCCGGGTGCTGAACAAGCTGATGGAGCTGACGCTGGCCGCCGCCTCGCTCGCCGTCTATGGCGTGTGGACGGTGGCGGATGACGGGGTGATCAACCCGGCCGCCATCCGCATCCAGCCGGGCGCGGTGATCCCGGTCAGGAGCAATGGCGGCGCGGCCGGCCCCTCGATCGCGCCGTTGCGTGCGGCCGCGGATTTCGCCGTGGCGCGGGAGCTGATGGAGCGGCTGCAGGTCTCGATCCGGCAGACGATGTTCGACACGCCGCTGCCACCCGAGATCCAGACCGGCATCACGGCGACCGAGATCATGGAGCGGATGCGGCTGTTCCAGCAGGACACCGGCGCCTTCGGCCGCCTGCAGGCGGATGCGGTGCAGCCGCTGGTGGTGCGGGTGGCCGACATTCTGGACGAGGCGGGGCTGCTGTCGGGCGAGCGCTTCGCGGGGCTGGCCGAGCTGCTGCGCGCGGACGAGGTGCGCGTCCGCGCCGTCAGCCCGCTGGCGCAGGCGCAGGACCGCGCGGATGTGCAGGCGGTCATGGGCTTCCTCGCCGGGGCCACGAGCCTCGGGCCGATCGGGCAGGACATCATCGCGCGCGGCGTCGCGCTGGACCGCGTCGGGCCGTGGCTGGCCGAGCGCGGCGGCGTGCCGGCCGATCTGATCCCGACGGCCGAGGAGCTGGCGGCGCGCGAGGCGGCGGCGGCCGAGCGGCGATCGGCCGAGGCGGCGCTGGCGTCGCCCGTGCTGGCGCAGGCGGTGGGCAACCTGGCGCCGGCCATGGCCGCGGGGGGCGCGTGATGTTCGATCCCTTGGGCATGGCGCCGCCGGCGGCGGCGCCGGAACTGGATGCGGACTGGCAGCGGCTTGTCGCCGCGCTGCGCACCGTGGCGCCGGCCGTGGCGTCGGTGGCGGCGCGCGAGCTGGACCGGCCGTCCTGGCGGCCGGGGCAGCAGGTGGAGGACGCCGCCTTCGCGGAAGGCCGCAAGGCGGTGTGGAGGCAGATCCTGGCGGCGCTGGACGATGGCGCGCGCAGCACGACGGAGGAGGGACGATGAGCGGGACGGATGCGGCGCCGGCGGGCGGCGAGGCGGAGCAGCCCGGCGCGCCGGGCGAGGCGGCCGAGGGCGGGCTGTTCGACCTGGCGGAGACGCCGCCCGAAGCCGAGACGGAGACAGGCGAGACCGCAAAGCCCGGCGAGCGCCCGGCCTGGCTGCCGGAGCAATTCTGGGACGCGGAGAAGCGCGCGCCGCGCGTCGAGGCGATGGCCAAGGCGGTGGCCGATTTGCGCGCGCGGCTCGCGAAGCCCGCCGCGGCCGCGCCGGAAAGCCCCGACGCCTATCGCCTGCCGGAGGTGGAGGGCCTGCCCAAGGACGCGGTGAAGGCCGATGATCCGGTGTGGGGCGCGGTGCGCAAGGCGGCGCACGAGGCGGGCGTGAGCCAGGCGCAGATGGAGGCGATCGCGCGGGCGTACCTCACGGAAGCCGCGCGCCGCCAGGGTGAGGCCGGCGAGAGCAAGGAGGCGCGCGACGCGGCCTATGCGGCCGAGCTCGCGCGCCTCGGGCCGCGCGGGCGCCAGGTGCTGTACGAGGTCAAGACGTGGGTGGAGGGGCTGGTCGGGCGCGGCATGCTGACGCAGGAGGAGGCGCGCGCGGCGTTCAGCATCTCCAATGCTGACGGCGTGCGGTTCCTGGCTAAGATGCGCGCCATGTCGGGCGAGAAGGCGATCCCCGTGGACGCGCTGGAGGACGGGAGGATGAGCCTGGCCGATGCGCGGCGGATGATGGACGAGGCGGTGGCCAAGCGCGACCAATCGCTCGGCGAGAGGGCGGCCAAGGCGCTGCGCGAGCTGGCGGCGCGCGGCATCGTGGGGTAGGCCACCGCCCGGGGCAAGGCGGCGTTCGGGCGCAGGGCGCCAGGGCGGAAGGAGGCGGCGGCGATCCTGCGCGGCGGCGCGGCGTCCGCTCACTGGACATGAGTATGGGGCGCTTGGGCGGGCGTGTCGAGGCATCCGCGCCGCGCCCCTAAATGGGGGGGTTAGTGGCGCTCGTTGCGCTTGACACGCCAGGCGGCGCGTCCGGTGGGGGACGTCACCTGCGCCGCGCGACTAAATGGGGGGGTTAGTCGCGCTCGTTGGGCTTGACACGCCACGCGGCGCATCCGGTGGGAGGACTTCACGATTTCTGACTAACGCCACCCGCGCGCGCTGTGCCATGCAAGAGGGCGCAGCGGCGCCTTGCCCCATCCGCCTCGCCGGACCGAGGCCGCCGCAAGCGGTCACCCTGCCCCATCCGCCTGGCCGGACCGGGGTGATCGTGCCGACGGCGGCCACGCACGGCCGAAGCGCGAACGACCCGGAACCGGGTGGGCCCATCCGCTTTGCCGGACCCCGCCCGAGACTGGCCATCGGGGTGCGAACCGAACCCGCCGCGACAGCGGCTTGTCCCGTTCGTTTCTGGAGGCCAGACCGTGCCCGATCTTGATCCCGTAGTCGCTGCGTATTTCGACAGCGCCTGCAAGGCAGCCTACGAAAACGGCGCCCTGCTGCGACGCACCGTGCGCGTGGAAACCGGCATCGTCGGCGGCACCGCGCAATTCCCGCGCATCAGCCGCGTCGCCGCGGTGCCGCATGTGCCGGCCACGCCCCGCGTCAGCGTCGGCGCCACCTTCGCGCCCGCGGTCTGCACGCTGACGGCGTGGGACGCGACCGAATACGTGGACACCATCGACGCGACCCGCGTCCGCTTCGACCAGACGCCGGTGATCTCCCGGGTGCTCGGCAATGCCTTGGGGCGCCGCGAGGACCAGGTGATCATCGACCAGATCGTCGCGAATTTCGGCGCACCCACGATCGCGGACGGCAGCGCCGGCATGACCGACGCGAAGATGCGCCAGATCGTGCGGCTGTTCGACGCGCGCGCCGTGCCGCGGGAGAACCGCTACGTGCTGGTGTCGTCCAAGGTCTATGACGACATCCGCTCCCTGCCGATCGCCCAGAACAAGGACTTCGGCGACAGCTCCGTCGGCCGCACCGGCGTTCTGCCCAGCGTCTACGGGCTGCAGATCCTGCTGGTGGACGAGGCCCGCCCCGAGGGCGGCCTGCCGCTCAACGGCGGCATCCGGCAGTGCTTCGCCTACGACACCGACGCGGTGGGCCTCGCCATCGCGCGGGAGGAGCCGCTCCGCATCGAGTGGGTTCCGCACCTGGCGGCCTGGCAGATCTCGATCCGCGCGCGCTTCGGCGGCGTGGTCATCGACCCCGAGGGCGTCATCCGCATCGACTGCACGGAGGCTTGATCATGCCGTTCATCCTGAAAGACTTCGGCCCGGCGGCCGGCACCTCGGCCCTGCCGGGCGTGCCGAGGATCCACACCTACCGCACCCAGGACACGCACGCGACGGTGGACACCAGCGGCTATTTCAACCAGGTCCGGTCGCTGCTGTCGGTCGGCGACCTGATCTACGTGGTGGTCGTCAACGGCTCGAACGTCGTGCAGACGGCGGGCTGGCACGTGGTGATGACGAAGACGGCGACGGCCGTGAACGTCTCCGACGTCACCGCGCTGACCGTCACCAACTCGGACTGATCCGGTGGGGCTGGCCAACGGGCAGGAGCTGGCGCGCGGGCGAAGTCGTGAGCGGCGGCTCCTCCACCATCACGCCGCGTGCGGGGCAGCGTCACGTCGGCCGCGTGCGGCGCTATCCGCCGCGCGCGGCCTCATCGGCGTGTTCGCGGGGGGCGCGGCATGAACCAAGCCGATCCCGTCCAGCTTCTGGAGCGCATCGTCGAGGGATCGCCCGTCATCGTGCTGCTGCTGCTGGTGATCGGCACCCTGATCTGGCGCACCTGGCGCGTGGAGCGCAACGAGATGCTCGCCGAGCTGCGCGAGGAACGCGCGGCGCGCGCTCTCGCGCACCGGGAGATGATCGCGGTCGCCGAACGCGGCATCCAGTCCTCGCTGGCCGTCGAGCGGGCGCTGATCGAACTGCGGAACGCCATCCGCGAGAAATGAAGGAGCCACGCCGTGGACATCCTGCTGGCGCACCTGACCGAGCTGATGCTGGCCGTGATCGCGGCCATCCTCGCCCGCGCCGTGCCCTGGGCGCGCGCCATGCTGGAGGACTGGCTGGCACGGCAGCGGCTGGAAAGCGCGCTCGGCCGCGCGGCGGGGCTGATCCTCGCCGACCCGCAGGTGCAGGCGCGCGGCGCGCTGGCCTTGGAGCAGGCGGTCGAAGTCGGCCGGGCCTACCTGCGCGACGCCATTCCGGATACGCTTCGGCGCCTCGGTGTGACCGAGGAGCGCCTTCTGCTGATGCTGCGCGGGGAGGCGGGCAAACGCCTCGGAGGCGCGTGGTGATGCGGCGCGCGGCGCAGAGCCTGGCCGCCGCCGCGCTGCTTCTGCCGCTCCCGGCCTGCCAGCCGAACGGCGCGGCCGTGCAGGCCGTCGGCTGCGCCGCCGCGGCCGCCACCATCGCCGCCTACAAGGCCGGCCGCCCCGACGCCGACCGTCCGGCCGAGGCCGCCGTCCGCGCCGCGGTCGAGGAGGCGCTGCGCCTGTCCTGCCACCCCCCAGCCCAGGCGCCCGCCGCCGCCAAGGAGTAGCCGATGGACAGCACGACGGTGCTCGGCATCGGCAACCAGGCGCTGGCGCTGCTCGGCGCGCAGCCGGTGGCGCAGATTGACGAGGGCTCCGACCTCGCCTCCCTGCTGCTGCGGGTCGCCCCCGCCACCCTGCTCGGCTGCCTGTCCGCCCATCCGTGGCGCTGCACCATCGTGCAGCTTCGCCTGTCGCGCCTGGCCACCCCGCCCGAGCATTCCTTCGCCCATCGCTACGCGCTGCCGCCCGGCATGATCGCGCTGCGCCGCGCGCTCGTCTCCGGGCAGCCGGGCGCGCCCGGGATTGCCGACTGGCGCATCGTCGGCGAGGAGCTGCACACCGACGCGCCCGAGGTGTGGGCGGAGGTGCAGGCCGAGCCGCCGCTGACCCGCTGGCCGCCTTATCTCGTCGCCTTCGCGCGGGAGGCGCTGGCCGCCGACCTGGCGCTGGCGGTGACGGGCAGCGGCGCCGACGCGCAGCTCTGGCACGCCCGCGCCTGGGGGCCGCCGTCCGCGATGGGCCAGGGCGGGCTGTTCGCCGCCGCCCGCCGCGCCGACAGCCAGGCCGCGCCGGCCGAACCGATGCGCTCCTTCCCGCTGCTCAACGTGCGCATGGGGGGCTGGTGATGCGCACGCTGCGCACCGTGCAGACCAGCTTCACCGCAGGCGAGCTCGACCCGCGGCTCGACGCGCGGATCGAAGTCGCGCGCTACTACTCCGGCGCGTCGCGGCTGCGCAACGCGGTGGTGCTGCCGCAAGGCGGTGTGAAGCGCCGGCCCGGCTGGCGCCACCTGGCGACCCTGCCGGCGGCCGCGCTCAATGGCCTGCGCCTCGTGCCCTTCGCCTTCTCGGCCGCGCAGACCTTCCTGATCGCGCTCTACGCCGGGGAGTTCCAGGTGTTCCGCGGCAGCGACGGTGTGGCGCTGTTCACCGGCACCTGGCCGGGCACGGCCGCCATCGCCAAGCAGGTCAACTGGGCGCAGTCGGCCGACACGCTGCTGCTGTTCCACCATGACCTGCCGCCGCACCGCATCCAGCGGGCGGGCTCCGACACCTCCTGGACCTCGGCGCCGCAGGCCTTCACCAACATCCCGAACTTCAACTTCGGCGGCGGCGCCGAGGCAGTGATCAGCGCCACGCGCGGCTGGCCGGAATGTGCCACGTTCCACCAGGGCCGGTTGTGGATGGGCGGGCTGAAGAGCCGCCCGACCACGCTGCTGGCCTCGAAGGCGGGCGAGTTCTTCAACCTCGACCTCGGCACCGGCGCCGACGCCGACGGGATGATGATCTCGATCGACAGCGACCAGTTGAACCAGGTGCACCAGCTGATGTCGCACCGAGGGCTGCTCGTGTTCACCTCGGGCGCCGAGCACGCGATCACCGTCGCGCCGCCGATCACGCCCACCAATGTGGCGATCGAGGAGCAGAGCCGGCGGGGCATCCGCCGCTTCGCGCGGGTGGGCGAGGTGGACGGCGCGCTGCTGTTCGTGCAGCGCGGCGGCGCGGCGCTGCGCCAGTTCGTCTACGACGAGCTGCAGCAATCCTGGCAGGCCGAGCTGGCCAGCCTGCTCGCGCCGCACCTGATCGCCGACCCGAGGGACGTCGTCATCCGCAAATCCGCCGTGCAGGACGACGCCGACCTGGTGTTCATGCCGGACGAAGCCGGCGGCGGCATCACGGTGCTGACGACGCTGCGCGCGCAGGAGGTCGCGGCCTTCAGCCGCTGGGAGATGGACGGCGCCGTGATGGGCGTCGCGGCGCTGGCCAATGGCCAGGTGTTCGCCGCCATCGCGCGCGACGGCGCGGTGCGGCTGCTGCTGCTGGACGAGGCGTGCCTGACCGACCACGCCACCCGCTTCGCCTTCGGCTCGCCCACCTCGGCGCTGACGGGCCTCGGGCGTCTCGCGGGGCGCCAGGTGGTGATGGTGCTGGACGGGCGGCCGGAAGGGGTGGCGACCGTCGCGAACGACGGCACGCTTGCCCTGCCGCGCGCCTGCCTCACGGCCGAGGTGGGCCTCGGCTTTCCCGTCGCCATCCACACCATGCCGATCGAGCCGCGCGACCCGGCCGGCGCGCTGATCGGCCGCACCAGCCGCTTTGTGCGCATCGCCGCGCGCGTGCATCGCTCGGGCGCCTTCGACATCAAGAGCCAGGTGCTCAACACCCGCACGCTTGGCGATGTGCCCGCGCCGCCGCTCGACCTGATTCCGCCGCCGCCGCCCGAATGGCGATCCGGCGAGTTCGTGCTGGAGGGCGTGCTGGGCTGGCACAAGCGGCATGTGCTGGAAATCTCCCAGCCGGCCGAGCGGCCGCAGCCGCTGACGCTGCAGGCGCTGGCGATGACGGTCGCGGTGGGAGGGTAGCGCCATGGAGCTCGGGCTGCTCTCCGCCATCGCGACCGCCGCATCCGCCGGGCTGCAGCTGCTGAACGCGGCCCAGCAGGCCGGGCAGGCGCGCGTGGCGTCGCAGATGGCGGCGATCCAGGCGCAGCAGGGGCAGTTGCAGGCGCGCTCCATCGAGCAGCAGGGGCAGGCCGCGGCGCTGGATGTGCGTGACACGCTGCTGCGCACGCTCGCGGCGCAGCAGGCGCGCTACGCCGCAGCCGGCATCGTGCTCGGCGAGGGCACCGCGCGGACGCTCGAGGAGCAGGTACAGCAGGAAGCCGACCGCCAGCTCGACACGCTGCGCGTCAACACCGGGCTGGCCGCCGAGAGCGCGCGCATCGGAGCTCAGAACCAGGCCGCGCGGGCCGCGCTGCTCGCCGACCAGGCGCGCTTCGCGGCGCTGGCCGGGCCGATCGGCGCGCTGGCGACGGGGGCGGACGGCCTTCTGCGCGCCCAGGCGCGCAGCGCCGGCAGCGTCGTCAGTCCCCGCTGATGGCCCGCCCGCCGCTCCGCCGCCAGGACGCCTCCATCCCCTCCGGCCTGCCCGGCCGCGTCGCGCCGGGCGTGGTGCAGGTTGCGCCGGGCGCGGACATCCCATCCGGCACCGCGATCACCCGCGGGCTGATCGGCCGCATCGAGGGCCTGAGGTCCACGGTGGACAGCATGGCCGACCGCGAGGCGCAGGAGGCCGCGTGGAACGCCGGCACCGTGGCCGGCGAGGCGGAGCCCGGCACGCAGATGGAGGGGGGCGGTGTGCTGTACCGCACCGCCTTCAACCGCGCGGCCGCCGACATTGCGGCGCGGCGCCTGGAAATCGAAGCTGAGCAGACGCTCCAGAGGCTGCTGGAGGAGCACCGCGCCGATCCGGACGGCTTCAACGCCGCCGCCGCCGCATGGCGCAACGGCGCCGCCGAGCGCCTGCCGCCCGCCATCCGCGCCTCCTTCCTGACGCGCTTCGATGCGCGTGCCTTGCCCTACTCCGCGCAAGTGCGCGAGGGCCTGCGGCGGCGCCTGGCGGATGACGCGCTGGCCACCTTCGTCGAGGCCGAGCCCGCGCGACGCGCCGCGATCGAGCGGGCCGCCGGCCAGGCGGTGACGGACCCCGCTGCCGCCGCCGCGCTGCGCGCCGAGGAACAGCATTACCTGGCGCAGCTGGTGGCGCTCGGCCCGCGGGAGGCGTTCAGGATCGGCGACAGGCAATACCCCGCCGACCCGTCGCGCGCGGGCGTGCTGAGCGCGGCCGAGATCGCCGGACGCTGGCAGCAGGTGGAGGAGGCGCGCGACGTGGCCGCCGCCGACGCCGCCAGGCGGGCGGTTGGCGGCGGCTATGCCTGGATCGCGGATTTCGAGCGCAACGCCGGGGGCATGGCCGGCAGCCCGCTGACGCAGCGGGAGGCGGCGCAAGGCCGCGTGCTGGCCGGGGTGGACCGCCTCGCGGCACGGCTGCCGGAGAGCTGGCGTCCGGTGGTGGCGGAGGCCGCGCGGCAGACCGGGCTGCCAGTGGCGCTGCTGGCGGCGCTCATCGGCCTCGAAAGCGGCGGGCGGGCGGATGCCGTGAGCCGCGCCGGCGCCGTCGGGCCCGCGCAGATCATGCCGGAGACGGCGCGCAACCCCGGGCTCGGCATGGCGCCGCTGCCCGAGGACGCGCTGCGCGACCCGGCGCGCGCCATCCCCTGGGCGGCGCAGTATCTCGCGCGGCTGCGCGACCGCTACCAGGGCGACCTTGGCCTGGCGCTGGCGGCCTACAACTACGGCATGGGCAATGTGGACCGGGCGATCGCCGGCGACGGCCGCCTGCCGCAGGAAACCCGCGACTACCTGGCCACCCTGCTGCCGGCCGCCGGTGGCGGCGGCGGCCTGCCCGCAGACCGCGTCGCGCGCATCGCAGGACGGCTGCGCGCCCTGGTGGCGGCCGAGGAGCAAATCCGGGCCGAGGGCCGCGCCGAGGCCCGCGCCGAGCTGAACCGCGTGGTGGCCGAGAACCTGGCCGCCATTGCCGAAACCGGCGAGGCGACGCGGCCGCTCGACCCCTCGCTTGTCGCGCGCGCGGGCGAGGACCTCGATCGCCTGGTCGAGCGCGAACGCGCGGCGCGGGCCGCCTTCGTCGCCCAGCGCATCGCACGCGACACGACCGATCCGGCCGAGCTGGCGCGGCTGGCCGAGGAGTTCGCGCCCGGCACCGCCAATTTCACCGCCGACCCGCACGCCGCCGTGGCGCTCCGGGCCAGGCTGCGCCAGCGCGGCGCGCAGGTGGCAGGCGCAGCCCTGGACGAGCGCGTGCGCGACCTGGACGCCGAGGCCGCCGCCACCGGCCAAGCCGGTGAGATTTCGGAGGAGGAGGCCCGCGCCGCCGGCATTACGCCGGAGCGGCGCGCCGCGATCAACGCCGCTCTGGCGCTGCGCGCCGAGGGCGTGCGGCTGCGCCAGGCGGCGCTGGCCATGCCGGAGGGGGAGCGGCAGGCCGCGCTCGACGCGCTGCCCGTGGCCGGCCCCGACGCGCGCGAGAACGCCGAGCGGGTGCGCGTGCTGGCCGACGCCTTCGCCGACCGCGACCGCGCCGTGCGCGAGGATGCCGCGCTGTATGCGCTGACCGGCCTGCCGCGCGCCGCCCGCGACCTGGCCGGGCGCGCCGCGGCGGGCGAGCCTGAGGCGCTGCGCGACCTGGCCGGCCTGCTGGCCGCCGAGCAGGAACGGCTTGGCGTGCCTCAGGCGCTGCGCCGGCCGCTGCCACGCAGCATCCTCGAGCCGCTTCTGGCCCGCGTGCTGGACGCGCCGGGTCCGGACGAGGCGCTTCAGGCGTTGTCCGCCTTGACCGGGGCGATCGGCGTGCCGGAGGCGGCCCGCGCGCTGGCGGCCACCCGCGTGACCGGCGACGCGCAGGAACCCCGCCGCCGGGCGGTGGCGGTGGCGGCGTCGCTGCTCGAGCAGCAGCCGGACACGGCGCGGCGCATCCTGGCCGGCCAGCTGTTCCTGCGCGACAATCCGCTGCCGGCGGCGACGCCGGCCCAGCGCACGGCGGCGACCCAGGCCGCGCTCGGCGAGGCGTTCGAGCTGCGGCCGCAGGCGCTGGCGGATGTAGAGGCCGCGGCGCTGGCGCTCTACGCCGCGCGCCGCGACCTCTCGCCGCAGGCCTTCAGCGCCCGCGCCTGGCGCGACGCGCTGGCCGAGCTCGTGCCGGTGACCGAGTTCGGCGGGCGGGTGACCGTGCTGCCCCCCGGCATGGACGCGGCGCGCTTCCGCGCGCTGATGTCGGCCCTGCCGCCCGAGAGGCTCGACGGCGCAAGGGCCGCCGATGGGCGGCCGATCACGCCCGAGATGGTGGCGCGCGGCGGGTTCCAGGCGCTGGCCATCGGCCCGGGTCGGTATGTGCTGCGCTACGGCGCGTTCGAGGTGGAGGACGGGCGAAACCCGGGCCGCGCCTTCGTGCTGGACGTGACCGGGGCGGAGCCGGCGGCGGCACCACCCCGGCCGGTGCGGCGTGGTTCGCTCGGCGCCGGCGTGCGGCGCATCGAAGGCTGGGACGACGAACCATGAGCGGCATCCTCGCCCTGTCGCCCGAGCCGGCGCCGGTCGCGTGGAACCCGCTGCCGACGGCGCCGCGCACGGCAGGCGAGCGGTTCCGCCTGGACCTCGAGGCGCAGCTTTCCACCGGCAACTTCGCCTCCGAGGAGCGGAACCTCCGCCGGATGTTCGACGAGGCGGCCGAGGCGCTGCGCGAGGCCGGGGCAGAGGTGCTCAACCCCTATGAGGCCGGGGAGTTCCAGGGCAGTTTCCTGAACGACCTTGGCAGCCTGGCGGGCCGCGTCATCTTGCCCGGCGCCTCCGCCATCCCGGCCGCGGCCGGGGCGGAGGAGCGCCGCCGGCGCGAACGCGCCTGGAACCAGGCGGTGACGCGGCTGCGCGAGGAACGGCCGGACGAAGCCGACCGCTACCTGACCACGGCCGAGGTGCGCGAGATGGCCGCGCGCCGCGCCCGCAACGCCGTGGAGGCGGCGCGGGCGGCCGAAGGGCTTGGCGGCGGCCTCGGCGGCTTCGCAGGCAGTGTGGCCGGCGTGTTCGCCGACCCGGCGCAGGTGCTGACGCTGCCGCTGGGCGCCGGTCGGATGGCCGGGCCGATCCTGTCGCAGATCCTGCGCGCCGCCGCCATCGAGGCCGGCATTGCCGGCGCGACGCAGGCGGTGGTCGAGCTTCGGGCCGCGCCCTATCGGCAGTCGCTTGGGCTGCCGGATGACGGGCTGGCGCAGATCGGCATGGCAGCGGCCGGTGGCGCACTGATCGGCGGCGGCTTACGCGGGCTCATCGCCGGGGTGGAGCGGCTGGCCGGGCGCGTCGGGCCGGACGCCGAGGCGGCGCTGGCGGCGGCACGGGCCGAGGCGCAGGCGCTGGCCCTGCGGCCGGGGGCGGCCGAGCAGCAGGCCGCGCATGACGCGGCGCTGCGCGACGCGCTGCGCGAGATGGCGGAGGGGCGGCCGCCGTCCGTGACCCTGCCGCCGCCGGTTGCGCCTGCGCCGGAAGCGATGCGGCTGGTCGGGATGCCGGAGCCCGAGCTGCGCGCGCATGTGCGTAGCGTGGTGGACGATCTCCTGGCTGCGCAGGGTGGCACGCGGGCCGATGGGGCGTGGCGCCCCGACTTGGGCGCGATCACGATCGAGTGGGGCACCGCCCGCGCCGGGCTGGCCCACATCGTCGCGCAGCGCGATGCCGAGGGCCTGGACGGCGCGGCGTTCGCTCGGGAGGTGCTGCCGGACCTCCTGCTGCGCGGGCGCGTTGTCGAGGTGCAGTTGCGCGGCGGCGAGCGCGTCGTGCTGGAACACGACGGAAACCGCGCGGTGCTGCGGCTGGATCGCAACGGCGCGCGCGAAAACTGGCTGCTGACCGACTTCGTAAAAAGGGACGACGGCCCCGACGGTGCGGGTGGAGTGCCTCCGTCACCGCCCTACGCGCCGCCTGCCCGGGCCATCGGACAACCGCCGGGAGCGGGGCCGCGTGCGCAAGACATAGCGCCTGCCGCCCGCCGCTTCAACGTCTACACGCCCGCCGGCCGCGCCGTGATGGTCGAGCCGCGCGTCGTCGAGCTGTCCCGCCTGGTGCCGAGCCATGATGCGGAAGGGCGCCTGAACCCCGCCTATCCGCACGCCGAGGGCGTGCAGCCGCGCGACCGATCCGCAGCGCCCTCCGCCGAGCAGGTGCGGCGCATCGTCGCCCAATTCCAGCCCGCCCGCCTGCTGCCGAATGTCGAGGCCGGCGCCGGCGCGCCCATCGTCAACCCGCACGACCTCGTGGTCGAAAGCGGCAACGGCCGGGTCATGGCGCTGATGCGGGTGTTCCGGGACCCCGCTCTTCAGCATCTGCGCGACGCCTATCTCGATGCGCTGACGCGCGCAGGCTACGACGTGGCGGGCATGGCCGAGCCGGTGGTGGTGTCGGCGCGCCTCACGCCGCTGTCACCGGCCGAGCGCATCGCCTTCGTGCGCGAGGCCAATGGCCGGCTGGCGGCGGCAGAGACGCTGGCCGAGGCCGCAAGACGCGACGCCGAGGCGGCGGCCGCGCTGCTGCCGCTGTGGCGTGGCGGGGACATCCAGGCCGCGGCCAACCGCGAGTTCCTGCGCGGCTTCGTGGCGCGCCTGCCGCCCGAGGACCTGCCCGGCCTCCTGGCCAAGGACGGCACCGCCCTGCCGGCGCTGGTGGCCCGCGTCGAGCGGGCGCTGTTGCAGGCGGCCTATGGCGATGCGCTCGGCCCCGTGCTGGACCGGCTGATCGCCGGGCAGACCGAAGGGTTCCGCGCCATCGCCGGGGCGCTGCGCACCGTGGCGGGCGACTGGGCGTCCTTGCGCGCGGAGATCGCGGCCGGGCGCGTGGCGGCCGACCAGGAGGCAACGCCGGCGCTGGCCGAGGCGGTGGCGGCCATCATCGAGGCGCAGGACCGCCGGCTGCGGGTTGCCGACCTGGCGATGCAGGCGGATTTCGAGCGGCCGCCGATGACGGCCGCGGGGCTGGCGATGCTGCGCGCGATGTTCCCGAACGGCGACCTGACGCGCCGCGTCTCGCCCGAGCCGCGGCTGACGGCGATGCTGCAGGGCTTCCTCGCCCGCGCGCGGGCGGTGACCGGCGGGCCGGACCTGTTCGGCCTGCCGCCGGTGCGCGCGGCCGACACGCTGGCGGCGGCCGCGCGGGCAGCGGAGGACGCGGCGCCCGCGGCGCGGGACACCACGCCGCCGCCGCCCCGCGGCGCCGAGGCCACGCTGCCCGCCGACCCGCAGGCAGCGCGGCTCGTCGAGGCCGGCGCCGAGGCGCGGCGGCTGGCGGCTGCGCCCGAGACGCGCTCGGCCGAGATCCTCGAGGCGCGGCGCCTGGCCGCGATGGAGGGCGGGCTGCGAGTGCCGGACGCCACGGGCGAACGCCCGGCGATCGAGCTGCTGGCCGAGGCGGAGGCGGAAGCGGCGGAAGCGGCCGAGGCCGCGGCGTGCCTCATCGGGGGCGCAGCATGAGCCTTGCCGCCTGCCTGGCCCGCGCGGTGGATGCCGGCCGCATCAGCGAGCGCATCGCGGCCCGCATCAATGGCCGCGTGCAGGAGCTGCTGGGCAAGGGCCTCTCCGAAGGCGAAGCCATGGCCAAGGCCGCGCGCGAGCTGGCCGCCGAGGCCGCCGAGCGCGAGCGCCAGACCGCCCTGCGCGTGCTGGCCGCCGCGCGCAACGCCGACCTGGTGCGCAGCCACCCGGACGGCACCGGCGCCGGTGTGCTGGCGCTGCTGGCGCGCGACCTGCGCGGCAAGGCGACTTACACGAACGTGGAACAGCGGGCCCGCGCGGTGCGGGGCCTGGCGCATGCCGGGCTGGTGGACGTGCTGGACCGCTTCCGGACCACCATGCTCGGGCTGATGCGCGACGAACGGGGCCTGACCGGGTTCGTCCGCGCCCTCTACGGGGAGGCTGAGGACGAGGCGCTGACGGCGCTGGCGCGGGCCTGGAACGACACCGCCGACGGCCTGCTCGACCGCTTCATCGCCGCCGGCGGCAACCCCGCCACCCGCCGCCAGGACTGGCGGCTGCCCCAGGCCTGGGACGCATCCAAGGTGCGCGCCGCCGGCCGCGAGCAGTTCCTGCGCTGGCTTGAGGACGAGCACGCCGCCGGCCGGCTGCGCGTGCGCGACTTCGACACCGGACAGGAGGTGGACGCGCTGCGCCGCGCGCAGATCTTCAACGAGGCGTTCGACCGGATCTCGACCGAGGGGCTGTCCGACCTGGTGCCCGGCGCCGCGCAGGGGCGCGGCGCCTTGGCGAACCGGCGCACCAAGACCCGCGCGTTCGAGTGGACCTCGGCCGAGGCGTGGCTCGGCTTCAACGAGCGGTTCGGCGTCGGCAACCGCAACCTCTACGACCTGCTCAACGGGCATGTGGACGGCATGGCCCGCGACATCGCCATGCTGGAGGTGCTGGGCCCCAACCCGGACTGGATGGTGCGGTATCTGCGCGACATGGCGGTGCAGGAGGCGGGGCCCGACCGCGCGGGACGCATCGCCTGGCGCATCGACAGCGTCTGGGCGCAGGTGAGCGGCACGGCCAACACGCCGGTGAACGAGACCCTGGCCGGGTTCTTCCGCGAGGCGCGGGCGTTCGTGACCGCGGCCAGGCTCGGCAGCGCGACGCTCTCGAGCGTCAGCGACTTCGCCACCATGCGCCAGGTGCAGGCATGGAACGGCCTGCCGGCCATGGGGTGGATGAATGACTATCTGCGGCTGCTGAACCCGAAGAACGCCGAAGACCGGCGCATCGCCGTGCGCGCCGGCCTGCTGGCGGAAAGCTGGGCGCAGCGCGCGGCTGGCGCCATGCGCAACCAGGCCGACGTGATCGGCACCGGGCTCGGCTCACGTGTGGCGGAGTTCGTGCTGCGCGCCTCGGGGCTGAACGCGCACACCCAGGCGGCGCGCTGGGCCATCGGGATGGAGACGCTCGGCGTGCTGGCCGAGCAGGCGGGAAAGCGCCTCTCCGAGCTGCCGCCGCTGCTGCGCCAGGCCATGGGCCGCTACGGCATCGGCGATGCGGAGTGGGACCTGTTGCGGACCACGGGCGTCGTGGACATGGGCGGGTGGCGCGTGCTGTCGCCCGAGGCGGTGGCTCGGGGAGCGACGGCAGAGGCGCCCGCGCCGCGCCTGCCGGCGCCGGAGGCAACCCGATGGGACGGCGATGGGCCGGAGGCCGCAATGCGGCTGGACGACGGCAGCACGGAGCTCGCCCGCCTGCCGGACGGCATTTCGGGCGTGACGCCGGGGCCGATCCGGCTGCGCCGCGGCTGGCATGACGCGGCGACCGGCAAGGGCGAGGGCTTGGCGCATATCGCGGCACAGCGCAGCGGCCAGATCGACGAGCCTGCCGAGGAGTTCGTGACGCGCGTGGCGTCGTCCTTCAACGCCGTGCACCGTGGCCGCGACGGCAGCCTGGTGCTGGTCGTGCGCGACGAGGGCAGGACGCGCGACACGCTTGCCGTCGCCCTGGCACGGAGCGCCGATGGCGGCTGGAACGTGATCACCGGGGGGCGGTTCCGGCACACGTGGCTGCGCGGGAAAGAGGTGCTCTGGGAGGCGGAGCGCCGATCCGATCTCGGCGGCGCGAACGCCGCCCCTCTTCAGCGCGGAGGCCAGAGCAGCCACGATACTAGCGCCGCCCGCGCCCGGTTGGAAGCGGCAACGCGGCTGCTGGAATTTGTGCAGACCGAGGCGCGCTTCGCGGTGCCCGAGCCCGGCGCCGCCGAGCGATCCTGGATGGTGGGCCAGACGCGCCCGGGCACGATCCAGGGCGAGCTCGTCCGCGCCGCGCTGCAGTTCAAGTCCTTCCCCATCACCGTCATGCTGATGCACATCGGCCGCGCGCTGAACCAGCCAAGCTCGGCTGGCGTGGCCGGATACCTCGCGTCCTTCGCCATCGGCACGACGGTGATGGGCGCGCTGGCGATGCAGCTGAAGGCAGTGGCTCAGGGGCGCGACCCGCGCGACATGACCGACCATCGCTTCTGGGGGGCCGCCTTCGTGCAGGGTGGCGGCGCCGGCATCCTCGGCGACTTCCTGTTCACCGCCGTCAACCGCGCCGACCAGTCCTTCTACATGAACATGGTGGGCGGGCCGATGGGCGGGCTGGTGGACGACGTCGCGCGCATCGCCGGGCTGAACATCACGGCGCTGGCCGACAGCGAGCGGGAGCGGGCGATCGGCGCCGACCTGTCGCGGTTCCTGCGGCACAACGCGCCGGGCACGACGCTCTGGTACGCGCGGCTCGCCATGGATCGGCTGCTGTGGGACCGGCTGCAATCCTGGGCCGACCCGCAGGCAGCGCGGCGCTTCCAGCGGATGGAGCGGCGCGCGTTGCAGGAGTTCGACCAGGAGTTCTGGTGGGCGCCGGGCGAGGGCGCGCCGCGGCGCGGGCCGGATGCCGGCGCGATGATGGGAGGTAGGCCATGACGATCAGCCTGGTCCCGGCGGATGACCGGTTCCGCCGCTTCGTGTGCACGGGGGGCGAGACGGCGTTTCCGGTCACGTTCCCGTTCTTCGCCGCATCCGACCTGGTGGTGGCGCGCGAGCGCAGCGGCGTGCAGACGGTGCTGGCGATGGGGCCGGACTATGCCGTGGCCGGCGCCGGCAACCCGTCCGGCGGCACGGTGACGCTGACGGCGGCCGCGCTCGCGGGCGACGTGATCGCCATCACCGGCCAGCAGCCGATCGCTCGCACCAGCGCATGGACGGACGGCCAGGCGCTTACCGCGACCGCGCTGAACGCCGAGCATGCGCGGCACGTGATCGTGCACCAGCAGCTGGCGCGCGACATCGGACGCGGGCTGCGCCTGCCGTTGACCGAGCCGGCAACCGAGCTGCGCCTGCCGGCGCAGTCGGCGCGGGCGAACCGGCTGCTTGGCTTCAACGCGGCTGGCGAACCGGTGCCGGCGGTGCCGAACACCGGCAACCTGGTGGTGACGCCCTTCGCGCAGACGCTGCTGGATGACGCGGATGCGGCGGCGGCGCGCGCGACGCTCGGGATCCCCGGAGCTCGGTGGGTCACGCTTGTTGATGCGGAGATCGCCAATAG